TTTGTCGGCACTCTTACATGCAAGGGACATTCTGTTAGAAGAGGTAAGTGTTTTAGTGGATGTCCAGAGTATTTTTATAGAAGCAAAATTGTTGCGTGGAAGAAATATAATGCAGAAAGAGAGGAATAATTGCATGAAGTATACGGTAGAACTGACAGAAAACGGAATTAATGAAACATTGGAATTGAATGGAATAACTTACAGAAAAGAATGGACAAGGTTGGAAAATGGTTTACTTCAGTGCTCACAGAAAGATTTCTCGGAGCAGATGAGAGAGAATGGACATGATGGAGGACTTGTTGCGAAAGTTGAGGATATATTTGATGGGTTTTTAGCGGGAGATGTAGATGATATGAGAGACTTTTTGGATTAAGTGAGGCGCAGAGCAGGGAGAAAAATAAAATAAATTTGTAGTACATTGATAATTGAATATTGACGGTTGGCGTAGTATAATTGAAGAAAACTACGAGGTGATAAACATGGAATATGATTGTAAAAAACCATTAGGGGAACATTTGGAAGAATATATGGATTCAGATCTGTCAAAAATCTGTTCCGAACTAGCAATTCGTGGAATTGTGTATGAAAGTCAATTCAGGACATTGGGATCTATGGTTTGCAAACAAAATACAACAGCATTATCAAATTTGTTTACAGAAAAGACAGGGTGCCGAATATGGTATGCATATGATAAAAGGACTTGCAATTTTGTGTTTTATGATATGGATACATATAAAGCAGATGAAGCAATCAGATTATCTGAAGATTATCAAACCAGAAGAGTTAAGTAGATATATAGGTATATTACCAACCGTCAATATTCGATGGTTGGTATTTTTTTACGCAAAAATGAGGTATAAACATGATTTGGAACTGTGTAAATTGTGGTGCGCCAATCGAAAGAGATAAGGAAGCGTGCCCTTATTGTAAAACTCCATATGACGTAAGTGGTTTCAATGCTGAAATAGGTGAAATGTTCGGAGAAATCACGATTGGTGGAAAAACATGTAGAGTATATCTAGGAAATGTAGAACACAATCAGCTATTAAGCGAGCCATATTATGATGCATATGGTATTTTGCATCGTGAGATTCCGAAAACAATAAGAAAATTTACTTTGATTGAGGTGTAATATGTGTGATTTTTGCAAAAACATTTATAAATCAGATTATGAAAACCCCGATTACAAAGATTATATATACAAGAATGAAGATGGCACCTTTATTCACTTTACAACAGGCGATAGTTTTATGGATTTTGGTTATAAAATCAATTATTGCCCGATGTGTGGCAGAAAGCTGGTGAAAAATGATTAAAGATTGTTCAGTTTGCAAATATTGTGATGAGGATTTTGATTTTGACGAAGAGACAGGGGAAGAATATCCAATTTATAATTGTCAAAAGAGGAATGATACATCATTGGATTTTGAGTGTAATGATTTTGAAAGGTTTATGAAGAATGACTGTTAATATGGGAACCAAAACCTATGAAATGAGAAGCAAGCAGGCAAAAGCTATCCTTGGAACCGCCAAGAAACTTGCGGATTGCAACATATACGGCATTGAAAAGGGTAATGTGGTGATTATGCTGAATGAAAAGTATGAGGACGATATGAGCCTTAAGAAAGCCGTAGGAGAGTATGAAGCGAAAGGGTTTAAGGTGTATTGGAAATGAGTATGGCAGAAGTAATTGAATCAATAGAGCATGGCGCATTTGCGCAGTGTATGAATCCGCCGGAGGGATTGACAGATGCACGTTGCAGCAAATGCAACCGTCTTTTAGGGAAATTCAACGGACAGGCTGAAATCAAATGCCCGAAATGCGGGGAAATCAATAGAATCGGGGTGAAATGAGCTATGAAGATTATAGAGCGACATGAACCAGTAACACCAACTAAAAGATTAACCTGCGATAAATGCAGTTCGGTATTCGAGTTCGAGAAAATTGAATGTAATGTAACTGACCAGTTGGCAGTAATGCATGACGGGCTTGGTGGTTACAATATCAAGTGTCCTGTATGTGGGATGAAGTTATATTTTGATTGGAAGTAATAGAAAACTAAATATTTTAGAGCACCAGTTGCAGAGTGCCAAGTGGCACATATGTAGAGAGAGCCGAATTTCCAAAATTTGAGGAAAGGAGGCTCTCTCTTTTTTGATTTCGGAACAGACGCGGGGAACCGCTGATAATATAAAAAATTACATAAAACAGCATGGAATTGAATCCAGATCACTGTTTGACCTCTTGGACGTGGCAAAAATAGCATTTGAAAAGGAAAACGACACGGAATGGGCGTTGAAAGTCACTTCGTACATCAAAGAATGCTGTACTTGGGCGATTCAGAACAGCATTGAAGTGCTGCAGATGGACGATCTGTACTGGAAAACCTTGAAAGCGGAAGCACCGTACCATTTTGAATCATTCCTTTTTTATATGGAGAAGAACCGCAGACCGGAAAAGCGATTCTATGAGCCGAGAAAGAAAACTCTTGGAATCGTAGTTCAAGATTTGCAGGACTTGGAAGATGGATTGCTCGAATTTTTAGGTATTTCGCTTCCACCGCGAGTAGGTAAGAGTACTCTTTGTATTTTCTTCCTTGCATGGGTTATAGGTCGGCATCCAGAAAGCCATAATGCCATGTCAGGGCACTCTGGAATCCTTGCTGATAGATTTTATCGGGATGTATTCAAACTCACGGAAAACGAGGAATACACGTTCAAAGAGATATTCCCTGAAATCAATCTTGCAAACAAGTCGTCCGAAAAGAATGAGTTGTATTATTCTCCGACAGAAGCATTTGCAACGCTAACTTGTCGAGGTATTGACGGTACATGGACGGGTGCGGTTGATATAAGTTCAGATGGTTATCTGTACGTTGATGATATGGTGCGTGATCGTACCGAATCATTAAGCCCTATTCGATTGGAAAACCGATACCAAGATTACTTGAATGTATTGGTTGACCGTAAAAATGATGGCTCCAAAGAGCTGATGGTCGGTACCAGGTGGAATGTCCTTGATCCGTTGGGGCGTGTTGAAGCGGAAAACAAGAACAATCCGAAGTACCGGTTCCGAAAGATACCGGCATTGAATGAAAACGACGAATCCAATTTCCAATACGATTATGGTGTTGGATTCTCAACAGAATACTATCACAAGATGCGTGATAGGCTAGACCGCAATGAATGGATGGCTAAGTATCAGCAGATGCCATTTATTCGTGAAGGGTTACTCTTTCCATTGGATGAGCTTAATTATTACAATGGAGTACTTCCAGATGGCGATTGTCTTACAGCAGCAGCTTGTGACGTGGCATGGGGTGGAAATGATAGCTTGTCAATGCCGTTTGGAAAATTGTTTGGAAGTATTGATGATGGACCAATATATATTCCTGATTGGATTTTTAATAAAGGAGATAAATATACAACAAAACCTATTGTTGTGGCTAAAACATTACAACATCAACCGAATATGGAAAGATTCGAAGCCAATAATGGTGGAGATGAATACGCAGAAGATATTGACCGCCAGTTAAAAGATAAAGGTTTTAAAACCAATATTTCTTGGGCAAAAGCTAGTAACCAGATAAGCAAGATGGCAAAGATTATTCAGTATGCGCCAGATATAAAGAAAAGATTTTATTTTCTTAAGCCAGAGTTACAGAGTGAAGAATATAGAGCTGCAATGGAAGAACTTGGAATGTTTACTCAACTTGGGAAAAATGAACATGATGATAGTCCGGATGGCTTGGTGCAGCTGTTCCAGTTATTTGATGGTGGCATGACAAAGGTCGAGATTATGAGCCGAGCCGAGCTTGGAATATAAAGGGAGCGTGATAGTTTGAATAAAAGGAATTTGAATCTTGAAAAATATGGAATTTCCGGTAAGCGATACAAAGAGCTTTGTGGATTTTGTGAACAATATCCGGAGTGGAAAAATCAGTTGAAATTCAGTAATGATACGGTTAAGAGCATTGAAATTACAGATATGCCGATCACACATAACAATGCGGATGCTACCGGCAATCTGGCAATTAAGCGAATCGGATTGGAAGAAAAATGCCGGCTGATTGAAGAAACTGCAGAACAGGCAGGAGAGGATTTGAGCCAATACATCATCAAGTCTGTGTGTTATGAGGTTCCGGTCACATATCTGATCGCCTGTGAGGGTATGCCACTTGGAAAATCGGCATTTTATGAGATGCGCAGACATTTCTTCTATCTTTTGGATATTAACAAGGGATAATGAGAATGCGGAAAAAAAGGACATACTTTCGTGATATATTGATATTGTGAAAAGAATACAGAGAGCCTTGAACAGTGTTTCAAAGGCTCTTTTTCTATGCCCGGAGGTGAAATAGGTGGAGCTTTTCGGAAGAAAGCAGATATTTTGTGACAAAACGAATATTGATAAGACAAATATCCTTGAAGTTCTCGGAGAAGCATACGCTATTCACGAGCAAAATAGGGCAGAAATGCTTTATCTGTTTGAGTATGTGAAAGGCAGACAGCCTATTCTTGATCGTGAAAAACAGATCCGGCCAGAAATCAATGAGAAGATCGTTGATAATATGGCATCTGAAATTCTTGAATTTAAGCTCGGCTATGAGTTCGGTTCTCCGATTTCATATGTCCAGAGGGCAAGAAAGGATATTAAGAGCCGGAATGCTCTTTTTTCTTTTTTCAAAAAACTGTTCACATCAGATGAAAGTAAAAAGGAAGATCTAAGGGTTTCTGCCATCAATGAAATGATGGTGGAAGAATGTAAAGCGGCAAAAGACCTGATGCTTGCAAAGGATGTAAAGACTTGTGGCGTTGGTTATCGTTTGATTCTTCCGAAGAAGATCAAAACCGGAGTTTCGGTATTTGATCTGTTAGTGCTGAATCCAATGAACACATTTGTTGTTTATAGTAATGATGCATACCGGGAACCGATTCTTGGAGTTTCCTATTTCCCACACCGGGATGGAAGCGTTACGTTTGGATGTTATACAAAGACTTCCTATTTCAAGATTGAAATGGGAATAACAAAAGGCTTTGAAGATTGGTTTGAGGAAAAACCAAACACAGTAGGTATGGTGCCGATTATTGAGTATATCAATGATTATGACCGTATGGGATGTTTTGAGAGGGTTATTCCTCTTATGGATGCGTTGAATACCATTGATTCTGACCGAGTTAATGATATAGCACAGCATGTTCAAAACATTCTTTGGGGCGATAATGTTGCACTCGATACGGAGCAATATAAAAAACTTCGAGAAGATGGAATGATTCTTACGAAGTCAGAACAGGGCAGGACGGCAACGCTGAAATACCTTGAAAGCGTTCTTAACCAGTCGGAAAATCAGACTTTGGTGGATTATGTAAAGCAGCAGATTCTTGACATTACAAATACGCCGAGCAGATCGGAACTTTCCGGAGGAAGTACCGGAAGTGCAACGAACATGTCTACCGGTTGGATGGCTGCAGAAACGGATGCCAAAGAAAAAGAACAGATTTGGTCGGCATCCGAGCGAAGAGAAACCGCGGTTATCTTAAAAATCATCAAAGATAGCAATGAGGTTGATGCGGACATTGCAGAATTGAATCTTTCAGATATTGAAATCAAATTCTCTAGATCCCGCACATATGATCTTGCG